TGGTTGAAAAAATGGAAGTATTTGCTCAATAATCTGAAGAGCATCGTCATTCAATTTAGACATAATGCTGAGTTCAAACTGCATATTATATGGAACTGGAAGATAAACTTTTTTAGTTTCAGTTCCATCAACTGCAGATTTTGCAATAAAAGTTTGAGTTGTTGTAGATTTTCTGGTCGAATCATAAGTCAAACCAGTAAACTCAAATGACATTCTTGGGAGTGTTAATGCTGTCTCTCTATCAAGGTTTGGATCACCACCAATTCTCGCTAGCATCTTATCCTTTGGTGCATATGTCAATGGCACTCTGAGCAATGATGTAACATCACCAGCTGAGTTCTCTCTAGTAATATGAATGTTATTGAACAATGTTCCAAAGTATATGATATACTTGCGCATTGTTTGAAAGTAGAAAGTTTGAAACATTAGTCGTTATATCCTGACATTACTTTAATATGTGTATCACCACGTATTCTGGCTGCTGATATTTGGTGATGGCCATCATTTTCAGTACCCCAATGACAACCTATGTAATATCTATTATATCTCTTGTCCCTCCAGATATAGACGAATCCAACTTTTTACATACATTATGTCCTTCTTTAGATATTTGCATTAAATTACTAGGATCATACAATCCTAATATATTTATAGTATCTAAAAAGTAAACGCCCTCGCTAAATGGATCCATTTCATGCCATGATATAACATTATTAGCTTCTTGTTCAGTTTGAATGTATTCATTATCAGAACCAGGGTCTTGAACAGCTAGAGAGAATTCACCTTGTAGTAAGACTTCACCATTTTCAGTAAGCAGATATTCGCCATCTTCTGTTAGGAGAGCATCTTCATAAACATCTGTATCAAACTTAGTTTGAATCTCGTCAATTTCAGTAACACCAGTTGTAAAGTCTTCGCCACTGTATTCGAACAGTTCACAAACCAAATCATAAGTTTGTAATTGACCATGTTGATAGAAGAATGGTTTGTAGTCAACGAATTTAATTTGAAAAGCTTTTTTATTCAATGGGAAGTAGATAAGATCGCCTTCCTTTGGAACGTTTCTTGTAGAATCTCTTTCAGTGATACTCTTTTCAAATCTTCTCTTTGCTACACTGAATGTTACTTCATCACGAATTTCAAGACCATACTTCGCGAGGAATACACCATCACCTGTAAATCCGTCAGTTGACTTAACATACATTTCAATATCGTATGCATCCTCATATGATGATACGGAATCTTCTGTATAAAGTTCGTCGAAGTTATTTAACACTCTAGGAATATACTTAACGTCATGACCATAAATTTGAATACTCTCAATGATCAAATCCTCATAGAGCATTTGTTCAGGGGCATAGTTATAATTATCAAAATAGACGTTTGTCGGGCTCATGTTAGGGTTCCACAACCATAAATTTGAATACTCTCAATGATCAAATCCTCATAGAGCATTTGTTCAGGAGCGTAGTTATAATTATTGAAAAATACCGAAGTACCCATAGATTAACAATTCCATCTTCTTAAGGAAGCCTTAGCTCTTTCTGCTGGTCCTTTAGCTTTTTTAACAACTCCCTGCATTCTTGCGCAGAAAGATTTTCTTCTAGCAGCCCTTTTACCTGATGGATTCTTTTCAGTTACAGCTGTTTGTAATTTAGAACCTGGATTTTCCCTACGATATTTTTCAACACCAGCTTTAGTTAATCCTGCACCTTTTTCAGTAGGTCTTTGATATTTATTATTTAATTCAATTATTATATTTCTAACAATTCTTTCTGTTACTTCTTTAACGCAAGAACCTTTAGAATATAATTTTGTTCCAGGTTTTCTTTTATAACCTTTCCAACAAGGAGTTTTCTTTGACATTTTAGACTCCGTGTACGTTTCTTAGATGGGTCTTAGCGTCATTTTTTGTTCCGGTATAGGTTCTATGTTTAGGGTTTGTTGAAATAGCCATCCATTTTTTAACTTTCTTTTGATCTGACTTATCAAACCAAATATATACAAATCCATATTTTTCCATTTAACGCTCCTACAGTTGAATTATAGAAGTATTTATATAAAAAATCAGCCAATCATGTCAGAAATTGGTAAGCTATAGCTTGAGATCATTTCTTTTTCTAATTCAGCTATTTCTCTTTCAGCTTCTTCGTAGATTACCTGTCCGTTAAAGTACATACCACCTGGTAATTGCATTTGGCCATACTTCTTGGTATTGTTACCCCATTGTTGTTTAAACAACACTGT